ACGGTTTCGTAAAGGATCGAAGCGGAGTTGTAGTTGTCAAAGCCGTCGCAGAACTGGTAGAGGCGCGGGTTCTCGCGGCGACGCACGGCCGCACAGAGCGCGTTGGCGTCGCGGACGGCTCGATCCCAGGAAGGAGTTCTCATATTGCGAAAGTGGTAAATGGCTCGAAAGTGGCTTTGACAGCGGTTCTAGCGCGTGGCATCATGTTCGGCGCCGGAGGTGAACTATGGGTCGCATCTCTCGTGTCCTCTTCGCAGCTCCGTTGTTGGTATGTTCCATCGGCGCCCTAGGACAAGGGCCGAACGTCTTCATCGACGGGAACGGATCCGAGCAGGAAGCCGCTCGCATGACCAAGACCGTGCGCCGCGACGACCAAACGATGGAACTTGCACGGGACCTACTTAAGGCGTGCCATGACATCTCGATCACGCGAGAGGAAACGTCTTCACCCGACTACTTCCTGCTCTTGAACCGGGGCCGGGAGTCTGCCCTTAATCTCGCCGCTTCCCAGGTAATGCTGCTCGATGGCCAGAAGAACGTGATCTATTCCTCGAAGGAGGGCACGGTCGCGCATGCCGCCCGCGATGGATGTAAAGCAATCCTAGCCGACTGGAAAAAGAGGCGAGCCGCTGTTTCGCCAAAATCCGAACCACCGAAGAACTGGTGGCAGACGAGTGCGCCACAGGAGAAAAAACAATGAGCACCGCAAACGATCACGACCTGCTCGACTATTGTCCGAATTGCGGCTCTGTGGGCTATCCTCGGCTCCGCAAGCTCGGCTCGACGTGGGTCGAAGTGCTGCTCTGGCTTTCGTTCCTGCTTCCCGGAATTGTGTACTCGATCTGGCGCGCTTCGTCGAAGCAGTTGGTGTGCCCGAAGTGTGAGTACCCGGGAACAATCCCGCTGGACTCTCCGATCGCGAAGGCCGCCCTGGGCAAGATGCAAAAAACTAGCCCCGTTGCAGGGATCGCTTCTGGACCTCGCTCGACGCCGCAACTGCTCGCATGATCATTTGCGGCGCGCTCGCTTGTAGGGCGCGCGAAATCTTTTCTTCCACTCCAATTTCCGATCCCTTAGCGTCGATGTGGAAAACGTTGTTCACTTGCCCCATGCGCAGCTGCGAGTTTGGAGTCACCGAACTGCCCGTAGGTAGGTTCAGCAACTCTGGGCCTTCTTCGCCCACCAGCGTCATGCCTCCCGGGGTGTAGTCGCTGCCGGCGGCATCCTCACCGTATCCACCGGTGTCTGCGACGTCATTAACTCCGCCTCCGCCGCCCCCGCCGCCAATGCCAAAAAATCCGCCACTCCCGCTACCGCCACTTTTCAGCATGAGCTGTGCCGCTGCCATTTGCTGGTTCGCTGCGGTCTGCATGAGGGTAGCTGCGGCCTGCTGGGTCGATGCGGCGGCCTGCGCAGTCCCACCCCCGAGTAACTTCCCCAGGCCCAGGCTTTGCCCCATGCTGGTGCCTGACAAATCCTTCAGCCCCTGCATGATCTCTTTGTTGAGAAAGAACTTGAGCGCCGACTGCTCGAGGCTCAGAAAATATTCACGCCAGTTGGCCTTCCCGGTCGTGATGAGCTTCACGACCTGATCCTCGAAGCCCTTCATGCCCTGGCTGAGAATGTCGAATGTGAATTTTCCGGTGTTTGTCTCCTGCTGCATCTCTGCGAAGAACGAGCGTAGCCCGTCCTTCGCGTGGACGATTTTCTTCTCCGCCTGCTCCAATGCATCGCCCGCGTGTTGCACCGCGGCCGTGTAGGCAGCCTGATCGATCAGGCCTTTCTGCAGCAGCGTGTTCAGTTCGCCGACGGCTACTTTGTAGTGGTCGGCAGGCGACATTGCTTCCTGGAAAGCTTGCGCCGCGAGTTTCAGTTGCGCGCCCTGGTCGTCATTAAACACGGAGAGTTGCGCGCCAGCCGTTCCGCCGCTGCCGAGTTGCGGCGCGATCGGAGTGGCTGAAGGTCCCATGCCCGGCGCGGTCGTGTTCAGCAGTTGAGAGAGGTTGGGTGGTCCGGCCTGACGAGTGGGCAGTTTAGCTGTGGCTTCAGCTACGTCGGCTTCTCGCTTAGCCTTGGCCAGCACCTGATCGAGCCGCTTGTCGTATGCGTCGAGCGCCGTCATGGCTGCGCGCATGCCCAGGGCCGATTCCGTTGTTTCACCGAGCGCACGGAAATCGGTGTCGGCTTGTTGCTTCATTAGCCGGATCTCGTTCGCTAGCTTCTTTATTGGATCCGTTTCCACCTGAAACTTGCCGAGCGAACTGCCCATTTCTTTGTAGAGGGCGTTGAGCTTTTCCTGTGCGGTCGCTTGCTCTTTGATTGCTCGTTCGCGGGCCTGGGCAGCTTCGAGGCCCTCGCGGTCGCCCTCGATCGCCTTCGCTTCCTTCAGCAGGTTGATCCACTCTTGCACTGCGGCCAGTTGCTCAGGCGTGACCACGCTTTGCCCTTGCTGCTTGATCGTTTGGCCATGCGGTCCGAATCCGACGATCTGAGTGCTCTCCTCGCGCTCTTTTTGCTGTTGCAGTTCGCGAAGCTTCTGCGTGGCCATGTCCAGGTCGGCCTCGAAAATCTTCATGGCCTCGTGCGTGCCGTTCCGAGCGTCGAGAGCGAATGCCTGGTCGATGGCCACCTTCAGAGTTGCAAATTGCTTTTGCAGTTCCTCAGTGTTGAGTCCCGCGTTCGAGGTGAAAATGTTATGAGCCGCGTCGCCGATGAAGGCTTTGATCTGGGTCCACGTCCCTGCTGCCTCTTCCGCCTTTTTGTTTTCGTTCTCGATTGCAGCTGCGACCTGGTCGAATGCGCGCTTCGCCTCGTCGGCCCCCTCCATCGCCGCTTTCATCGCCGGGCTGAGCCCGTTGGCCTCGGCGATCTTCCGCGCATAGGAATCGGCGACCGATTGAATTACGTCTTCGGTCTTCGTGATTGAGTCTTTCCACTCGTCCTGGGCGTGCATCGCCTTCTCGATGCTCTTTGAGATTTTCTCAAACGATTCGAACGCGACAACGCTGATCGCAGAGAACGCGCCCACGCCGAGCACAGACTGTAGAGCCGTGGCCAGGGCAGGGAACTCCTGCGTCAGCAGTCGCGTCAGCGGCCGCGACAAGTGGATCCCGAGCGCTTCATCGATCAGCCGCAAGCTCTCGGCGCCCTCGCGCGAGGCGCGCTTCATCTCGGCCGACATGCCGAGAGTCTGGCTGTTGACCAGGCGAAACGCTTCCGGAGCGCCCTTCTCGAGTGCGGAAAGGTCGTAGCCGAGACCGACGAGAATTGTTCCGAGGTTTGCGGACATGTTGTTAACGAACTAACTGGTCGATGCGATCGAGCGCGTCGCGCGTGCGATCTATCAGCACCTGTGTTGCCTCCGCCGACGAAGCATCGAACGCGGGCTTCAGCCAGGGATGCGGCGGCACATCGTGCGAGCCGAATTCAATTTGCCGGCCGGTGCGCCGGCGCTGCTTTGCCGAGCCGAAGCGCGACTTCCAGCTATAGCCGGCCATGCCGTGGCCGCGCTCCACGAATCCGCCGTAGATGCCCGGAGACGTCGAGGAATCCTGTTTACCGGCATAGCGGCCGCGCTTGCGGGTTTTTACGGCGCTGCCATCGTAGCCAGGCCCGACGACGACGCGGTTATTGCGGAAATCCCCGGAGACGCGCACCTGGACGACGATGTCTTCAGCCAGTTCGCCGGTCTTTCGTGGCGCGCTGGCTTCCGCGGCCGCCTGGATGATTTCGCCAGCTTCCTGCAGAGCATCGCGGGCCACCTCGCGCGAGAGCGCCAGCGGGATCTGGTCGAGCCGGCGGAGGACGTCCTCGAGGCCTGAAATTCCCGTGATAGTGATTCCGTCGCCCATGTTGCCGTTTTAGGTGGCCTAGCGTTCGATTACAGCGATCTTTTCCCCGCGGGCGACCCGTTGCCTATTCGAAAACGGAAACCTGCACTTCGTCGCCGTCCTGCTCGCTTTTGGGGCCATCGGGCGGAGTCTCGAAGGCCGTCAGCTCTGAATCGGCCACCAGGCCGCCCAGCACTTCGTCGTGCTTACAGCCCACGGCGATCGCCAGCTCAGAATTCATCACGCGGAGGACGACGCCTTCGTTCGAGATCTTCGTCACCTCGCAGAGCAGCTGCGACAGCTTGCCTTCCTCGAGCGGTTGGCCGTTGATGTCGAGCATCAGACCAACCCGCGGCGGGGCGGCTCGCCTGCGATCGCATTCGTGAAAACTTCCCTTTTTCCTCCCTCAATTGAGGGAGAAGAATGGATAGTTCCCGGTTTCAGGTTGCCGAAGGTTGCGGCCATGGTGCGGCGGAAGGCTGCAGCCTCTTCCGGATCCACTTCGAAGCTCTCGCCGCGCTGCACCTTCTCCACAAACTCGCGCATTTCGTCTTCTTCGCTCTTCGCGCCAGGCATGAAGTCGGCGGCCGTGAATGGCTCCGGTTTGCGATCGGTGTCGCGGTTGACGTTCGCGATCACCGCGCAGATCAGCGCCGCGGGCCAGAAGCCCTCGCGCGTGATCTGGGTGTCGCACTCGAATAGCAGGTCCAGCTCGCGCGGCGAGATGGCCAGGAACTCATCGCGGCTTAAACCAAGCTTGCGCTGAGCACGGATCCAAATTCGGACGAGCTCGTCGCCGCGGTCTCTTTCTTGATCGGCGCCAGCTCGCCTGGCGCCGGAGCGTTTGGGATATCGGCCTCCACGGGCTTCGGCTTCGGCATATACACAGACAGAGCTTTGCCGATCTGCACCGTGATCGCGGTGGTCTCGGCGAAGTCGAAGTTGATGAGGCCGGCGAGCTCGTCGAGCGTGAATGGAGCCTTCCAGCTTTTGTCGGGCTGCTGCTGATGCAGCCCGGCCCACAGGCAGGCCATCCAGCGTTCGGGATCCGCCTGCAGGTCGATCTTCGACCAGCTCTTCGGATCGAAGAGCGAGTCGCCGGTCTTCTGCTTGTAGAGAATCACGGCGTGCATCTGGAAAGCGATCGGCCGCTCCGTGCCGCGGATCGCCACTGTGACCGGCTCGCCGGTGATTTCTTTTTCTAGGACGTCTTTCATTCGGTTTCCTTCTTACGACCAGGTCGCGGTGATGTTGCCCACGATCTTGATGGCGCCCGAGAACGTGATCGCCTTGTTGTATTCCGCGCCCATTTTGAAATCCTGCACATAGCCGGTGAAGACCAGCGTGGTGCCGTCGGTGGTGGTGATCTTCCAGTAGTTGAGCGCCGCGGATCCGGCCGTCGCGATGTTGGTGAGCAGCCCCTGGGTGATCGGGTCGGTCGGATTGAGCACGCCGTCATATTGCACGGTGTCGCCGTCGACGACGGTCTTCAGCCACTCTTTGAAGATCGAGGGCGAGTCGAGGTTGGTAATGTCGTCGAACTCAGCCTTGAACCCCGAGAAGCTGAACTTCTTCAGCTGCGCGATGTTGGTGTAGGCAGCGCCGGTAGTGCCTCCGTTGGCTAGCTTCGAGCCGTAGCCAGGGTAGGCGATGGTTGTGCCGAACAGCGCGGCGCTGGCCGCGGCGGCCAGCCAGAGCACAAACGTTTTGAGCTTCAGCGCGCCGAGCAGCAGGACCGCGGCGATCAGGATGCCGGCGGGATGGAAAGCAGCGATCAACAGAAAAGCGAGCATGGGATTTTCTCCTTGGGAAAAACTAAAGAACGAAATCAGGCGGCGCCGGCTGGACCGGTCATGGCTCCGACGACGGTGAGCTTTGCGCTGAACCCGAGAGCTTTCGAAAGCTGCACGGTGAAGGGCACGTATTCCGCGACATAAGCGTTGAACTGATAAACGGTGATGCCATCGGAAAGCAGAATGCGCCAGGTGCCCAGCGTGAGATTCGCGTGCAGCGTGCCGAGTTCGAGCTGGCTGCCGTTCGCGGGATCGAGCACGCCGGCGATATCGATTTGGCCGCCATCGATCTGCACCGCCAGCGGCCGCTCGAAATTGTCGGGCGTGAGGAGGTTTGTCTGGTCGGTGGTGGTGTGCTTCGAGCCCGAGGGCAGGACTTTCTGCAGCTGCGCGATCGAGAAGTAATCCGTCCCGTCGGTGGTGAGTAGCAGCTTCGAGCCGTAACCGGGATAAGCTTTGGTGATCAGAACTGCTCCGCTGGGCCCATGGCGATGGGCGGGTTCAGCGCCGGGTTGAGACTCTGGCTCTGCACCGTGTAGCTATCCGTGTAGAGCGCCTTCAGGCGCAGCACTGAGCGGAAGACATAACCACCTCCGCCGAGTTCGTAGGGATCATCGAAGTCGGCGATTACTTCAGCGAACTGCAAAATTGTGCCGTCTGGCAGCGGCCCAGTGAAATCGACGAGCAGGTCGCGAATGGTTTGCGAGAGCCTCCGCGCCATGAGCTGACTGTCGGCATAGGAATCGAACTGCAGCTCGCCATCGATGAGCGCACTAGAGCCGTCCTGCGTCTTCTCAGCCGGTACGGCGTTCACCACATGCAGCACCACGTAAGGCCGGGTCGCCTGCTTCTGCGCCAGGCTGAAGAACACACTGTTGTTAGCCGGCGCCGCGAGCAGGGAACTGAGCGGCGTTGTCGTCGTGAGCAGCTCATAGAGTCCATTCGAAATCACGGCGTCACCGTCGCCGACAGCCCCGAGGGCGCACCAGGAGCCCCGGCGAAAGCATATGGATAGGCGCCCACGTCCCAAGCTCCGCTGGACGGACGCGCAAGGCACCCAGCTCCACAACTACCAGTGATTCCAAAAAATTGCGGAGCCCCCGTGGTCAGAGGTGAAAAACTTCCAGTGGCTAAACTCGCGAGATTAGCACCGCTCTGGTAGGCCGATGAACTCGCATTGGGAATGAGATAGGAACTGGTGAGGCTGGGGTTGGTGGTTGTGCTGTGAGCGTCGAATCCGAAGCCTTGCCAGGTCGCCCATGATGCGGTATTCCCGTTGGCCTGGCTTCCCCAAAATTTCCCGCTTACGACTGGCGCCCAGATGTTGTGGTCGAAATTGCCGAACACTGCCGCCGTCGCCGCCACCGTGGTGATGTAGGTGTTGATATCGTACGAAAACGATCCGGTGTTCCCTACGCAGATGTTGTTTCGATAGTCCGAACCGCCGGCATTCGTGAGGTTGAAATTCGCGCAGGAGTCCTGCGAGTTTCCCGAAACAGTCGTGTTGTTCCAGACCTGCATATACTTCCCGTAAGGGTGGGGGTCGCCGCCGCCCTGTCCCAGCCACATGACCCCGAACTCATTGTGGCCGGACGCGCTGTTGGTGGTCACCAGGACGTTATTAAAAATCGCTGCGATCATGGAGTCCGCTGCGTAGATGAAGCCCGTTGGGCAGGTGTTCGTAAGGTCGCCATGGATGTAATTGTTATAGATCACCGCATTGAAAGGACCTGCCGATCCCCCATAGTTGAACCCTATGACCCCGTCCTGGTGGAATGGACTGGAGCAACCGCCACTGCTCTGCCAGTTCGACCAATTCGTGATGTCGTTGTCGTGGATTAAGAGGTTTCCGCAAGTTTCGGAAGATGCACTCCCGCCGAAGTTTATGCCCCAATCGTGGTCCGCCAGCGTGTTGTAGGCGATCTCGGCGTTCGTGCAGTCGCCACTAGGGTCAAGCGAATAAACGACATTCGCTTTACACTGGCCCGAGATAACGTGGTTAACCGAAGTGCTGGTGACGTTGTTGTTGACGACAAGGCATTGCGAACCAGCGCCCGCTGTGTCCCCTGAAACCTGGACGTAGATGTTCTGGATCGTGAGGTTCCGAATGACGCTATAGGTTAGGTTGGTGAACGACATGCCCAGCGAGGCCTTTGTGTTCGCCTTTCCAGTGCCGTTCGCGGTGTTCTGGATCACAAGATTCGTCGCTGCGAATGCAGCTCCCGTCGCAGTCCCCGGAGTTGTTGTCAGTTGCAGCAAGGTGGAACTAATAACCGAACTGACCTGGTACAGGGTGCAGCCCGGCCCCGAAGTGACGATGCAGATCGCGACCAGTCCTGTGGGGAAGGTTGAACCGGAAACCCACGACACACAATTTGACGTGCAGCTGCTCACGGCTGAATTCGTTGTATTGACCGCCCCGCTGTACAGTCCTCCGTCGATCAGGACATAACTCCGCCCGCTGCCCGTGATCGCGCCGCTCGACGTGGAGAGATAGGGAGCCTGCAAAATGACAGGTCCCTGGTCGAACAAGAATGCGGCCATGTTTCCGGAAGTTCCCGAACCCAGGACGGACAGCAACGATCCATTCGCGCTGGCGGTGTAGGTTCCAGGACAGACGTGATTGTTCTTTCCCGGTCCGTCATCACTGGAGGCGTGCGAAGTCAACGCTCTCGCGTTCGAGCAACTGGTAAGCCCCGTGCCACTGCCTTGCGCCGTCGGAGCGAAGTAGGCGTCCGACGCAAAGGCCGAAACGCTCAGCAGCGCAATTCCCAGCAGAAATTTTAGTTGTGCTTGAATGCCGCGCCTCCGCAGACCCAGTTCGAACTTCCAGACATCGTGAATGAGTAAGTTGCCGTGCCCGTGCCGCTGCTCAGGTTGTAGGCCGCGTTGATTTGGTTGCTCCCGTTCGCGCGTTTTCCGTTGGGATCGTTGGTAGTAAGGGAACCGGTCGGAGTCCAAGTCACCGCTGCCCCCTGCAGTCCCATGCCGACCAGCAACTCGGTTGAGCCCGCTACCGAGCCGGACGCGCCGCTCGTGCAAGTCGTATTGAAGGCGCTGTTCCCGTTGCTCACGACGGAAACGTCATAAGGCGAACCAGGAATTCCGGCGCTGTGCTTCCACTCCTGAATCACAACTCCGATCTGGCCCCCGGAAGTCGTTGAGCTCACCGTGACCGTGTCAGCTCCAGAACTGCCGGCCACAGCCCACCACCCGCACCACCAGCCCATGTTCGTGGAGCTGGTGTCGTGAATGCAGCCGTTGACATCTGTGTTCGCGTTTCCCGTGCAGGAAGAGTTTCCGTTCGGGCACAGCGCCGTCCAGGTATTCGTCTTGCTGTCGGCAACGGTGAGGGTCGTTCCGCCATTGGTCTCGTTAGCAAACGCCAGAAGCAGGTGGCCGCTTCCTATGCTGGAAGGATAAGCAACAGCTTCACTCGTGCCCGCACCGCCGTTAGAACCATTGGCGCTGTTTTGGGCTAGAGAGAATCCCGTGATGGCGGCGCTGGGACTCAAAACCCCGCCGCCAACGATCGGAGGAGACTGCGCGAGACCTATGCTCGATAACAACAGGAAGAGAAAAAATGGCTTATTGCTGAACATAGCGGATCTCACCCGAGGTCTGGCCCGTGCTCGAGAGCAGCAGGCAGATGTTGTCGGCCGCGGTGGCCGTTTTGTAGACCCAGTTGCCGCCCGTTCCCTTCACCAGGCCGCCGTTCGCTGCGAAATTCCAGCCGGTGGCTGCCGTGGATCCGCCGGCCATGCCGGCGATGCTCGTAGCGCACGTCGTGCCCGTGCCTTCGACCAGTGCGATGTTTTGCGCGGTCGCGGTGACAACGTCGATTGCGCAAATGTAGGTCTGCTTCGACGACGTGCCGGCGATGACCTGGCCGCTGGCGGTGAGGTTGATCACTGTCTGCGAGCCGGCGTTCCCTCCGCATGGATCGAGCACCGGAGCGGTGCCCCCGACTTGCGCGACATTGACCGATTGATTCGCGGCCAGCGCTACGTTCAGCGCGGTTGTAAGGTTTGGCTGGTTGGGGTTGATCTGCACGACAAGCGACTTGTCGGCTGCTGCCGCCTGCGTCGATGCAGCTTTCACCGCTGCTGGCCCATTCGTTCCGTCGGCGATCGCGGTGTAGAGGGGATTGGTCGCACCCGTGGCAGCGCCAGCGACCTGGTTAATGTTCGTGCTTTGGTTGGCCGCGAGTGAGCTGTCATTTGAGATGGTCACGCGCGGAATTCCAGCTCCGCTCGCGCCCGTGCCGGTGCTAACAGCCGTGCCACCCACATAGTTCAGGTCGACCAGTTGCTGGCCTTTCACGTCGAGCTGCTCTGCCGAGCTGTTGCCGCTGGTGATGGTGGGCAACGTGGAATTGTAAGTGCCTCCCACGTTCAGGTTGTTCGCCGGCGCGGCCGCATTTTGCGCCGCATCGAAGATTCCGCCGGCGTTGCCGATGGTGCGCACGTTCCACGTGCCCGATTGCGACACTGCGGGCGTGTTCGTCACGAAAGCATTCATGCCGGCGACGGCGACCGCGCCTGGCGAGGTGCCATAGTTCGAAGGTGCCCCGAGCGAAGTGCCGGCCAGTTTGTAGAGGTTGATGAAGAGGCTGCGATCGTTGGTGAGCTGCGCGATGCCGGCCTGCCCGCTGGTGAGGGGGGTGATGCTCGAGCTATAAAGGCCGCCGATCGGGTTGAAGCTGGTGGTGCCTTGCGTGAACGCGCCTTCATCCGCCAGCGAGGATCCGCCGGAACTGCTGCAACCGGTTTTGCAATTGATCTCCACATAGCCGCTGCCATCGACCGGGCTTGTCACCGAAACATTGCCCCCTCCGGAACTGGAGCCGCCGCTGGCGCTGAGCAGTGTGGTGTTGACGGTGATAGTGACGCTTGTGCCTCCGGTCCAGCTGGGCACGATGGTGAACGAGTCGTAGGCTTTTGAAATCGATGGAGCCCGGATGACGTTCGACGTGCTGGTGTAGGTATCTAGCGAGTCGCAAGAGCCGCCCTGCTTGCAGCCCGAGACCACGATCGAGACCGTTGCAGGCGAGCCCGTGATCACGTATTCGAACGATGCCGTCATGGCTCCGGCCCCGTTCAGCTCGGTGAGTGTGAGGCCGCTCGAGGTGACAGTCTTGCTGTCGACGCTGCGTACCTGCGCCTGCGCGCCTGGCACCAGGCACAGCGCGAAGAACAGCAGCATGCCGATCGGCAGAAGATAGCGATTTGGTTTCATGGAAGTTGTTTCCTTTCGAGAGGAAGCGATCAACTGGCGCCGCCCGCGTTCTGGTTGATCTCGAAGCAATAAATCTTCAGCTGCCAGTGCAGCTCGTCGATGTCTTCGATCGCGGCGATTTGAAAGACGCGCGTTTGCCCAGCCTCATTGAGCTGGATAGTCATGTTCTCTTCGACGCCGAGCTGATAAGTGATGACCGCCAGGTGCGAGACGCGCTGCGCGATCTGCTGCGCTTTGTCGAGTTCGTCGCCGGCTAGCGCATAGAGCGCTGCCCACGAAGTGAACTGCGCGCTGGGCTGCCCGCTTGAGCCATCGGTGTTGCGCGAACCCGGCGAGCAGAACGTGATCATCCGGTTCATGGCTCCCGGAGTCACATAGCGGCCCTGGCGTGGCAGACCAGCACTCAGTCGAGGCAGCGGCATCTAGTTCGTCTGAAGAACGGCGTATTTCACGGCCGCGTTGCTGCAGGCCAGGTAGACGTTCTGCGTGCCTGACTGCACCCAGCCGGTGAGGAACTTCATCTGGATCCCGGTGATGACGCCCGCAGCCACGGAGTAGGTGGTGAGCGATGTGTCGGTTCGACCGAGATTGTCGGCCACGCTGGTGACCGTGAAGGTGTAGGTGCTGCCTCCGGTGTTGTCGACCAGCAAAACCTCGCGGCCGGTGGCGGCGAACGAGTTTCCGTTCGAGGCGTCGCACGCGGTGAAGGTGATCGTGAGTTGGCCGGCCGTGACGGCCGCGTTGTTCTGCACCAGCACGACAGTGGTGAGCGGCGTCTGCGCGGCGAACGCGCTGAGGCTCGCAAAGGTGACCATCAGCGCAATGGCGATGATTCGGGTGAAGAGCGAAGGCTTATTTTTTTGCGACATGGGTGAGTTCTCCTTAGCCGCGGGTAGCGGCCTTGATGTGAATTTTCCAGCGATAGAGCAGGCGCTGCAGGCGCGGGTTCTCCGAAATCGATCCGGAGACCGACAGCTCGCGGTTGTAGTAGCCCTCGGAAATCAGAGTGCGCATAGCCGAGCGCAGCGTGGCCGGCACTGCGGTGCCATCGTTGCCGTAGCCGGCGATGTAGTGAATGGAAACCGCGTTTGGAACGTAGAGCACGGGCGGCCAGCTCTGCCCCGGCATCGGGAAGATGCGGCCCGGGCAGGTGATGTTGTCGTAGAGGAAATCGCCCGCGGGCGCCAGGCCCTGATTCGTCCAGGTCAGCCCAGCGTCAGTGGTGGCGCCGTCCTCGGTAATACTCCATGCCGGCGTGGAGGCCCCGGAGCTGACCGTGCCATCTTCGTTGGCCTGAGTCTCATCCACTGCAGTTACTTCCTGCAGGTTGCCGTTTGAGTCCTGGATCTCGTCGCCGATCGCGAATTTTATATTCGGAGCCCAGGGCGCCGGCGCCGGCAGCAGCGAGAGAGTCTGAGTGGTGACGGAGTCGACATAGTCGATGCGCGTGACCTCGCGCAGCGGCGAGCGCAACAGCTTGAGCATCTGCGAGTAGTTCCACAGAGTGGTCGAATACCGCGGCAGCGAATAGTAGCTGGGCGGGTAGGCCATCTGGCTCATCACGGAGTCGACGAAATAGGGGAAGCTGTCGAGCACCTGGTTGTAGCCCTTGTTCACCAGCGAGCGCCCGGTATAGCCCTCCACCTCTTCGCGAGCGGCCTGAATCAGTTCCGCGATGAACGTGTCGTCGGCCGTGACGCCGACCGGCACCTTCAGATGGTTCTTGACGTCGGCCAGCAGCAACGGCTCGGCCAGCGGCGCGATCTCTTCGGTTATATAAGCCATCAGTTAGAGCTCACGGGATCGTGGTGACGACTTCGTTCGAATAGCCGCTCTGCTGCGCGCCGACGAACGCAGCCACGACGTAGTAGTAAGTTTGGCCGGCGATCGCCGTGGGATCCTGAGCGGTCTGCGTGTTGGGGGCGAGCGTTTGAATCGCCGTGTAAGGACCGCCGCTGGTCTGCGACTGATAAACAATTTGCGAAGTCACGCCGACAGTTTCGGAGTGACGCCAGATCAGCCTGGCACCGCTTTGCGTCGCTGTCACCCGCAGCGCGTAGGGTGCCGCGACTCCAGCTTGCGTTGTGGTCTGGACGACATTCGAGTAGGCGCTTTCGATCGTGCCGACCAGCGCGGTCACCGCGTAGAAATAAGTTTGTCCTGGAGCAACGGTGACGTCGGTGAAAGTTTGCGCCTGCGGCGAGAGCTCCGCGATCACGCTGAACCCGGAGCCGCCGTCGCGGTAGAGATTCTGCGACGTCACCAGCACGCTGGGCGAATAGCGCCAGACCAGGACGGAGGCGCCCGCTGTTTGCGTGACTCTTAGCCAGATTGGCGCTGCGGCGAACGGAGTGGTCGCCAGGGTCAGACTGTCGGGCGTGTTCAGCGCCTCGCCCAGACTTACAAACGAGTTCTGCTGGCTGTGTGGCACCGCGGCCAGCGCGGCGCTGGTGCTCAGACTTTCGCTGAGTGGCTGGAACCAGGCTGTGTGCTCCGTCAGCGAATCGCTGAGGCTCAGCGTTTCGCCGAGCGCCTGTGCGTGCCCGTACTGTCGCGCGAGGGAATCGCTGGTGGTGAGATCTTCGGTGAGGTCGATCTGGGTGATGGAAGCCAGGCTCAGAGCCGCGCTGGTGCTCAGAGACTCGCTGAGTGTCTGGGACCAGGCCACCTGCCGCGCCAGCGAGTCGCTGGTCGTCAAGGTTTCGCTGAGCGCATAAACATGGCCATCCACTCGTGAGAGGTAATCGCTGGTGGTCAGGCTCTCGCTCGGTGACTGAACCCACCCGACCTGCCGCGCCAGCGAGTCGCCGGTGGTCAACGTTTCGCTGAGTGACTGGATCCAGGCAACCTTGCGCGCCAGCGAGTCGCTCGTGCTCAGGCTCTCGGTGAGTCCGACGTTTCCCTGGAAGTTGGTGGAGAGCGCATCGCTGGTGGTCAGACTTTCGCCGAGCGCTTGCGTCCAGCCGACCTGGCGCGTCAGCGAGTCGCTGGTCGTCAACGTTTCGCTGAGCGACTCGGGCCAGCCCGCCTTGCGTGCAATCGAGTCGCTCGTGCTCAGACCCTCGATGAGGTTTGGGCCAAGCAATGCCGTCACGCTCATCGAGTCGCTGGTAGTGAGTGATTCGCTGAGCGACTCGGGCCAGCCTGCCTGGCGCGCAATCGAGTCGCTCGTGTTCAGGCTTTCGGTGAGCCCGATATTCCCCTGGAAGTTGGTGGAGAGCGCATCGGCTGTGATGAGGCTTTCGCTGAGCGATTCCGGCCAGCCCGCCTGTCGCGCAATCGAGTCGCTCGTGCTCAGAGTTTCGCTGAGAACCTGCGCGTGAGAATACTGCCGCGCCAGGGAATCGTTGCTGCTCAGGCTCTCGCTCAACCCGGTCCCGTGCTGGGCATTGCTCGAGAGCGCGGCGCTTGTGCTCAACGTCTCGCTCGGCTGCCGAGAGCCGGCAAACTGCCGCACCAAATTGTCGCTGGTGGTGAGCGACTCGGAGAGAGACCCCAGATACGTCAGAGGAATGTAGGCCGTGCCCTGGTTGGAGTTGCTGCTCTCTACTCCGTTGAGCTGCCAGACGGCCGTGGTCACGTAGTAGTACGTTTGCCCGCTGATCGCCGTGGCATCGGTGTAGGAAAGCCCGCTGACGCAGTCGGCGATCCGCGTGTACGGACCACCGCTCGCGACGCCGCGATAAACCCGATACCATACGGGGCTGGAGCTGGAGGCTGTCCAGTTCAGCACCACCTCGTAAGGGTTCGTGGGTTCCGGCGCAACGGCGATGGAGTCGGTTGTGCACAGGTATTCCGACGGCGCTGCGGATCCGCTTTGCGCGGCAGCCGAAGCGCCCAGCAGGGCAAAGATGAAGGCGACTCGCCACACGCACTAGATGGAGACGGTCCAGGTGATCGTGAGGGTGTCGGTGTTCGCCAGGTTGACCTGGGTGAAGGCGGCCTCAAACACCATGGTGCCCGAGCTGGAGGCATTGAACATGCCGGCCTTCTGCACCGATTGCGAAGCGGTCGCTGTCCAAGTGTGGGCGAGCGTCCACGTGGAAGTGCCACTCGAGTGGGCATAGGTGCCTTGAGCCCGCGCGCAGCCGTTGGTGGTGATTTCGCTCGGCAGTGTGCAGCTCGAGGACCCTGCAGCGCAATCGCCGGCCGCGGGCGCCGTCGCGTCGTTGGTGAGAGCGATGTAGTTCACCGTAGCCGGCGGCGCGGAGGTGTTGCCCATTGCGCTTGCCTGCCAGTCGGCTCCGCCGGTGGTGCGCAGGTTGTGAATCTCGTTGTCGTAGAAGATCGTTCCATCCGCATGGCGCGCCACAATGTGGACGTTGACCTCGCGCGTGGGATGGACCTCGACTTGAGAAAAAGCGCTGGCGGCGACTAATAGCGCGACCAGCAGGCTGAGGAATTTGCGTGTTTTCATAACTATCCTTTCGTGGTTTTCGAGGAACTCGGTGATTTTGAAAAGTCGGGGATCTATGCGCGGCGTTTGCCGAACAGGGCCTTCTTTGCCGCCTGCTGCGCGGGCGCGACTGCGCGCTCGGAGATGGCCGCGACGGCCATCGATTCAACATCCTGCGGCTTCGCTTCTTCTGCGGTGCCGCCGGCGATCATGCGTTTGGCGACGTCGGGCACCATGTCGAGAACCTGGTGGGTGGCTTTGATGCGAACACGAATCATCTGCATAGGGAAATCCTTTTGTCGCGAAAACAAAGCCTGCTGGCCGGGCCAATAAAGGAGCCGGTTCCACTTACCGCAGCAGGCCTTTAAGTCAGCTGGTTTAGCTGATGGTGACGCCGCTCGACTGCACCGGGATCCACTTGCCGTTCCGGGCGACGAAGGTGACGAAGCTACCTTGAGTGCCGTTGAACGTGGCCAGGTGATGCGACGGTGTGATCACGTTGGCACTCGCAGTCACGGTATGTGCGTGGCCACTGTTGTCGATGATCGTGATCTCGAGCCCGTCGTTGCCGCCGGCCGAAGGCGCGCCCGCGACTGGAGTTGCCAGCGTGGTTGCGTTGACGCCTGCAGTCTCGATGAAGCTGGTGCCGCAGATCGGCACGATAGTGGTCGTCGAGAGGCCGGGAGGCAGATTGAGCGAGCCGCCGCCGCCCGTGATGACGTCGGTGGTGCCGGTGAGAACTTCGAACTGGAAGGGCAGATTGCTGCTCTGCCCCACGACAGTGTCGTAGTCCGGCGAAAGCGGACCGACCATGGGGCCGGGGCTTTGCGCGGTGATGAACGTGCCGAAGAGGCCCGCAGCGGTCAGCGTGGCGACAACAGTCTTCCAGCCGAGCGCGTGCAGGAACAAGAGAGCGAAAAGCGCAGCGTGTGTCATGGTGAGTTCTTCTCCTGAATCGGAATTTGTGGCGGGATCCGAAAAACCCGGCCGCCGCACGGGCGGCCGGGTCTTCTGGTTTCCGCGTTCTCGCTACTAGCTGGTTGCCTGCTGCAGGTAGCAGATGGGGTGCGTGCCGGCGTCGAGCAACTGGCCGTCGGCGCGGCTGAAGCCGATGAGCGCCAGCTGACCGTAGTCGGCGAAGCGTTCACGCAGCGTGATGATGCCCAGCTCTTTGACGCGTCGAATCACGTATTTATCGAGCTGGCCGAAGAGCACCGTGTTCTGGTTCGTGGTTGCGGTGGCCGGAACCGGTGTCATGTCGTTGTTGATGTGGTACTCGTAGCTGTTGATCTGGTCCGGCTCACTCGAAGCCATGCTCGGCTTCCACAGCGGACGACCGTATTTGTCGAGCAGGATCTTGATGCGCCGCAGGGTTTGATCGTGGAACATATAGGCGGCGCCGCGGCGGTAGAGCGGATCGACGGTGTGCTCGAGGTTGTCGAGATCCGCAGAGCCGATCGAAGTGCCGCCGGTTTCAGCTCCACCATCGTTGCCAGAAGCGCCGGCAGCGATCAGTGGAATTCCGTAGCCGTTGTTCGCGCCGGTCCACGGGGTGGTGGAAGGCGTGCCGCATGCCGCGATCACGGCTGTGACGATTCCGTTGGGCGCGTTGGTTCCCGTGCCCACCGTGAACTGGTTGTTGTAGATACGGCCGATGCGGATGGCGAGCTTCTTTTTGAGATAGCTCTCTATGTCGAAGGCCGAGTCCTGCATCAGTTCGAGCGAGATCTTCACCATCTTCGAGCTGAACTTCCAGGCGCCGAACAGCACCTGGCCGATGGTGACGTCTTTCTCGGTGACTTGCTGGCCTTCGCCCAGGAGCTCGCCCATGATCGTGGTGTCGTTGTCGGTCGGGTAGGGCAGTGGCTGGCCGGTGGCGGTGTCCATGATCTCTGAGGTCAGGAGCATGGGGCCGTAGTACTTCAGGGCTTCTTCGACGTCGTAGACGAAGCCCTTGGGCACGAAATAGCCGCCCAGAGTGAGTGAGCCGATGCCCATGTCACGCTTTTCCTGGTCGTTGACTTCAGGGCCGCCCAGCAGGAAGCCGCGGAAGTCGGCGTGACGGCCGAAGACGATTTCGCGATCGTCGTTCGCAGCCCGCGCCGGGTCGCCGGTGGAGACGGCGCACAGGTAGCGCTTGAACGCCTCGAAGAAGCGTTGGTTGAGGCCTTCGATGGTGGAACGCACGTCGGAGTGAACAGCCTCGAGCGCCAGATTCTTGAACTGCAGCTGGCCCCCGCGCTTGCTCACTACAACGCCGTGGCGACGCAGAGCTGCGTCGTAGATGGCGATGTGGCTTGAGCGATCGCTGCCAGCTCCGGAGCCAGGCTGCCCGGAAGGCGGCCGCGTGCTCGAGCCCAGCTCGCGATCGAGGTTGCCCATGCGCAGTTCGCGCTCGTTGTCGGCGGTGATCTGGTCGCGTTCGGCGATCAGGCCGCAGATGCTGGTGGGCGCAGGTGCGTCCACGCTGTAGCCGTCGCCTCCGAAGTCGATCTTGTCGAAGGACGCGCGAGCCTCTTTGACTTCTTGCGTTGTGGTCTTTTTGTCGGCGATCTTTTTGCGGAACTCCTGCGCCTGTTCATTCAGCCGCTGCAGTTCCTGGCGGATCGCGCTCAGTCTGGATTGACTCATCGGAATTTTCCTTGGTTGAATTCGGCCCGCCCTACCTCACCGAGGCAGGGTTGCGCGTTGCGGGGAGCCACGCTTCAGCTGTCACGCCGAGCCGCATCCGGCGCGTGTTCCCCGGCGGAACTTGAGTTGTGTTGGCTAAACTTTGGCGATCAGGCGAATGCCCGAACTCAGCAGGCGTGAATCGACGGCGGCCAGTGCCGCGGCGCGATCGTCATCTTCGCCCGTGTGATCGCAATCTTTGTCGTCGCAGCTGGGGTCGCTGCAGTTTTCGCAGTCGCCCACCTGGCACTCGGGGCAACTGCACTGGCAATCTTTTCCTGCGCCAACAGAGGCGCGGGCTGCAGCGGCGGCCGCGCTGCGGGTGTCTTTGCAGCGGCAGTTCTTTTCATCGCCGCAATCGACCATGTGATCGGCGCAGTTGTCGCATTTCGAATCGCGGGCGCAGGCCACGCAGCGACAGTCACACTCGGCCTCTTTCTTCTTTCCGCGCTCGATGGCGGCGCGCACTTCGGCGGGCAGTCCGTCGATGGCGAGCACCTGCGAGCGCATCTCGGAACGCGCTCCAACGCTCGTTCCCGTATAGGCCGGGTAGGTGACCGGACCAACATCGTAGAGATCCACGTCTTCGATCTCGCGAGTGCTGATGGTCTTTCCGTCTTTGCTCTCGTCGCGCCAGGTCTGCTTGGTCACGTTGAAGGCGAAGCTGCAGCCGTCCAGATCGCCGCGGTCGATGGAGGTGTGCACATCGCGGCCCAGCTGGGTGTCAGGCATGTCATTGATGAAGGTCAAACCCTTGTCGTCCTGCTTCATGCGCAAGGTGCCGCCAGCGGAGCGCCCGAGCAGATGATTCGGGTCGTGATTGAAGAGGCAGCGCACGTCTTGCTTTTCCTTAAGGGCGCGCGTGAATGTTCCGGGCTTGACGATCTCGACGACGCGATAGGAAGGACTGTCCCAGAGGACATACTCTTCGTCAAAGACCGCCGCATATCCCTCGATGCCAGGCTTGTCTTGCGCTTTTGTGGCGCGGACCTCTGCACCTTTTGTGAAACGGCGTTCGATCATGATTTCACCTCGATATCGGTTTCTTCTTTTGCTGCGGACGTGGCCGCGGTGCGATACGCTTCGACAGCCAGGGCCCGGACGGCGCGCACCAGTTCACGCTGCGCGATCGCATCGGCCGATCCGTTGGCTGTGCCCCAGGACTCGTTGTTTGAACGGTGCTGCATGGTTTCCAGGTAGCCGGCGAGGAAGCGCGAGCTTTCGAGTCCGTCAGGACTCGGGGCGGCGCCAAACATCGCAGCCGCGTGGCGCTCGAGCTCCTCACCGATGCTTACCAGGACCGGCATAAAAACCTGCCGGAATGTCTTCAAATCACACTGAGAACGCGCGGTAACACGCCCGAAAGCGTCGCGAAAAAGCCGCGAATAGGCGCTGGAAACGCGCTGAATCAGCAGCCGGCCGCGGTTACCTTTGGACTTGCCCTTTTTCCCGGGCTTGTCGTCACTTTCGTTACCCTGCTGCTCGTTGTCTTGGTCGTCATCTCCGCCGGCGCCGGGCAGTGCGGGCGTGGCGAAGAGCTGGTCGACCGGAGCCATGTTGATCTGCATCCAGGTGGTGTCGGCCGCGGGCGTGGGCAGGGGATTGTCGTTGAGGCGGGCGCGCGCATCGTTCGGCTGCCACACGCCCCACTGCACCATAGCCTGGATGAATGCGCGAAGATCTGCAGCCGCGGGCGTGACCAGCGGCCAGGTATCGAAGAACACTCCAAACTTGCGGCCGGCACCGCGGCCGGTGGCAGGCCGCGGGAAAAGTTTGCGCTTCGCCTCCTGCTCCCAGCAGATGAGATCTGGGCGCAGCGAGAAGGTGAGGAACTCCTGGCCGATCTGCTCGACATTGGCGCGGCTGGTTTTTTCGGTGACGCCCACCATGTGCGGCGGCACGTTGCCCATGACTCTACAGATCTCCGAAATCTGAAAAGCGCGGCTCTCGATGAACTGACCTTCGTTCGGCTTGGTCGAGGTCGGCGTGTATTCTTCGCCACCCTCGAGCACCAGCGGTCGCTGCATGTTCTCTCCGCCCCAGGCTTCCTGCACTTCGCGAACAAAGTTGGCCTTATCTTCGGGTGAGAGGGTGCCGGGCAGCTTGAAGATCCCGTAGCCGAGCGCGCCGTTGCCGAAAAACTTTCCGCCGAACTTTTCCGTGGCCAGCGCCAGGCCCACGGCGTTGCGCGCGAGCTGGATGACGTCTTGCCCGATGCGGCCGTCGAGAGCCAGGCCCGGCATGTGCATCATGTCGGCCGCGAGAATTCCGCGCTCGGCCGTGTGGCCTTCGTTCATGCCTTCTTCGGTGTCGATCGGCGAAGTCTCGACGCCTTCTGTCGTGGCATAGAAAAGATCCCCTGGCCGCACCAGCTCGCCGCGGATGATCATCTTCTCGGACGCGCGGCGCACTTTCATACGCGCGGGGTTGCGGGGCCAGAGCGCTACCGGCCGTTCGCCGCCGTCGCGCTGGATCTCGATGTAGCCATTGCCCCAGAGCATGCGGTGCGCCTGCACCGTCTTGCGCAGGGTGAAGCTCGACATTTCATCGTTAGGCTCGTGATCGAGCAGATCCCAGAGGCTGTGATCGTGGGCGATGCGCCGGTTGATGCGGCCGTCTTCGTTGACGATCTTCTCGAAGATCTTGAGATCGAGCGCGGCGACGGCGCCGGCCTTCAGTTCGACACAGCAATAGACCGTGGAAACCTGCAGCGCCGTCAGCTCGGAGACGCGGATCCCGGAGTCGGTACGGCCGCCGTTGTAAATGTCGAGCAGCCACTCCGCAGGGAACGAGAGCGGTGTCTGCGGATTCTCAAGCGAGCTGCGGAACTCAGAGATTAGGCCCATTTACTTTTTTCGCAAACCGCGGATGAAGCTGCTGGTTAGCTCGAGCACAGGAAGCAGAAGACAGAAGCCGCCGGCAGCGATCAGTCCGAACTCGACCTTCACTAGGCCAACGCCGGCGGAGACCATCGCAGCGCCGCAAACGTAGAGCGCATCGGCACGCCAGGAAGCACGTGCGCGCGCTTGTTGCTCTCGTGTATGCCGATCGATCGGAAGCGGGTTGCTGCTCATAGCGGAATTCTCCAAAGCCGCGGGCGCGTGGTGACTGGTGTCGCCATCGAGCGGCTGATCGCCATGACCAGCGCCACGATGCCGTCGATCTTTTCTCGCACCTTCGACTTATCAGGTTTCAGATTGCCCGCGGGATCCGTGGACACGACCAGGTTGTCGGCCATCCAGGTGAGCACGGGATTATTGCCGTGATCGAACTCGGCCGCGACGATCATTTTCAGAAGCTCTTTCGTCGGGGCGCTCATCGACTGATAGCCCTGCCGGCATTCAACCATCTGGAATCCGTCGGCGATCAGCTGAGTGGAAAGCTGCGTCGCGTTCCAGGGATCGAAGGCGGTTTCGACGATGTGGAATTCGCGCGCCAGCTTGCGGTGCTGCTCGCGGATGAAGTCGTAGTCGATGACATCGCCGGGCGTTGCGGTGATGAAGCCCTGCCGCACCCAGACGTCGTAAGGAACGCGATCGCGCTTGGAGCGCTGCTCGATCGAGTTCTGAGGCACGAAGAAAAACGGCAACACGCGCGCACGCTCGAGGCCGGATTGTTTCGGGAAGAAAAGAACGGGAGCGGCGGCGATGTCGATCGTGTTGGCCAGATCATCGCCGCCAAAACAAGTCTTGCCTTTAAGTTCCTGTATCCAGCGCTGGCGCGTCTCGACGGGATCGGCCGCGGCGGAACATGCGGCCCACTTGTGCGGGGCGATGGCGCGCTCGTCCTGCTGCGTCCAGACGTTGAGGTGCAGCCGGAGGAAAGAGTTCAGCGCTGTCGGTTCGTTCTTGGCGCGCTGGGCCTGCTCGCGCAGATACTCGATCTTCACCGATTTGCCGAAATTCGGATTGCACTTCTGCCACTCGAGTTCGCTCTCCCAGTCAGCGCCGTCGTCGAGCATGGCGACGAAAGCGAAGAAAGTGTCGTCTTGGAGCACGCCCTCGAGGATCTTGCGGGCATACTCGTATTGCGCGTAGCAGAACGAATGGCGATCGTAGCCGTGCGTGGTGATGCCGATCATGAGCGGCTGCCGGCGAGCGGCCTGGGACGTCGCCAGGACGTCCCAGAGATCGCGGCTGGCATGGACGTGGACCTCGTCGGCGAGGCCTGCGGAGGCGTTGAGGCCGTGGTGGGTTTCATCGTCGGCCGAGAGTGGCATGAAGCGGGAATTCGTGGCCAGGACGTGCAGGTTGTTCTTCACGTGCCCGACGCGCTTCGAGAGTGCCGGCGAGGCGTTGCGCATCTGCACGGCTTCGTCGAAGATCAGCTTCGCCTGGTCCTTGGTCGACGCGAATGTGTAGACCTCGGCGCCAGGCTCACCGTCGGCGACCAGGAGATAGAGACCCAGTCCGGAGACCTCAGTGGTCTTGCCGTTTTTCCGCGGCACGGCGATGTAGGCGATTCGAAAGCGCCTGGTACCGTCAGCGCGCTTCCAGCCGAAGATCATGGCGACCTGGAAGGCCTGGAAGAGCTCGAGCTGGAACGGCTGCCCGGCCCACTCACCTTTCGAGTGATGCAAGAAGGCGAAGAAGTCGATCGCGCGCCGCGCGGCGTCCACGTCGAAGCGCAGGCCGCGCTTCGGGCCGTCGACGAGATCCCGCAGGTGCCGCTCGCAAGCGAGACGGATCAACTGGTTGACAGGGATCTCGCCCGACAGCACTCCCTCGATGTACAGATCCCAGGGAGCGCTAGTTCGGTTTGCTGCTGCTGGTTTGTCGCGGCGCGTTGAGGAACGTTTCGAACGGGTCGGCATCGTCGCTGTCGGCATTGATTTGGAGTTTGGATCGCGAGGCCGGCGTGAGACCGAACTCGCTTTCGAAGCTGCGCATGTGCTTGAGTGCGTCAGACTTAACGCGTACCGCGGGATTTGTTTTCAGAGTGGTGGTGACGGTGTCACCGCCGCGGCTCTGGACAACTTCAGCGATCAGAATTCCGTGCTTCGCGATCGCGGCTTCGGCCATGGCCCACTGTGCGATCGCTGAGCAGTAGCCGCCGAGGGCATCGCCGTCGGCGACGGTGAGAATCTTCATCGCCTCGATGATCGGAATCAGGCGTTTCCACGCCAGGACTGCGATCTTCGATAGGTGCGGCGGCATCTCGGGGATGCCGAGCTTCGGCTTCGGCTCGCGGTGGTTCAACTTTCGCTTGCCGGCATTGCCCTGAAGCTTTCGGACGGCTGTTGGCTTACGATTGCGGCCGCCGGATCCTTTACCGCCCACTTTTCACCGAAAATTCTTTTGCTGCGGCCGCGTGTGTGGTGTTTGAAGCCGGTCGTAGGCCACCGCTGCGGCGAAACTCGCCCCCCCTCCCCCCCGCCGCGGTCTTGCCGGTGTGATCAGCATGGCAGGCTCCCTGTAAATTGTTGAGATCAAAGAAGAACCGCCAGTCGCCGTTGTGTTGCGCGACGTACTTCTCAGCCGGCACGATGTGGTCGACGTCGGTGCTGAGAGCGTTGCCGCCGCACAGTTTCGCGATCTTGCAGAACGGATCGCGCGCCAGGACGAACGGCCGCGTGCGTTGTCGCCACTGCACTGAATCGTAGAGTCGTCCAATACCTTCGCGCCGGCGTCGTAGCCGATCACGATCGGCGTGTGGGTCGACGTTGCCTTGCGCGATCGGCGCTCGATGCGGCATGCGTTCATCGCTCGATGTTTGCTTCGCGAAACCACGTCGTGAACAACGCTGGCACGATCCCCAGCGAACCACACCAACGAACGTAGAGTTTGTAGCGCTGCTCAGGTGTCAAAGACTTCATCGCAGCAACCTTTCCACCAACGCCACTATCTCCGGCGCGCGAGCAATCATCGCGGTGATAGCGGCGACGACGACGGCGTTGCGCAGTTTCAAGTTCATCAACTGACGTTGCATCCGGTCCTGGTTTGCCTGCGATGTACGGACGTGGGTTCCCAGCGCATTGATCGCGTGGCGCAGTTTTTCGGGAGCCAGATACTCAGGAGAATCGTATTGCGAGCTGCGATCCGGCTTGTTTAGAGTGCCGCAGCGAGTCGCTTTCTCGATGCCAGTCACAGACTTATCGCCCATGAAGTAGGCGAGGATGAGAACGGTTTCTGGAGAAAGCTTGTCGCCACCTGGTGACGATCGAATTTCCGCGACGTCGACGGCCGCATGGAACCATTCAAGTGAAAATCTGGGCACGGGCAGGTCACGAGGTCTGAGTGTGTTGCTGAGGTGCAGTCTGTTGCCACGCTTTAAAAGTCAGCATCGCTCGCGTTTGCAGCGAGCGCGTAGCCATCAGGTGTTCTTCTCGCCACATCGAATCCATCGGAAGCTGGAAGCGGACGCCGTGCATTTCAGCGGCGATAGACATTTTGGAAGGCTGAGGCTCGCGCGGAGTGAGGTTGAGGAGGCGAAATGGAGAATCAGGCGCGAACGCGCGAATCAGCTTGCTCGAGATCCGCTCGGCAGCCATCTTGGTGACGAGCCAGTCAGCGTCGTCTTTGGAGACGAAGGTTTTGGCCTTGGTGAATTGAGACTGATCGTGGGCTAGGAAACCGACTGAGCGCATGTGGGTTGGAGACACGTTTAGCAGGGGCAAAAACGGGGATCACCGGGCATGGCGCCGGGATGCCTCGAAACAAGACCTTTGGGCAGGTCGAGGCCTCAGTGTAGGGCCATTTCGGGAAGGGAAGTACGTTACCGAGGTACTATGCCGCTAGGAGCTAGCTCCGTTTCGAAGCCAGAAACGCCCCGACGCACGACAAAATCATATTTGGCGGAGTTACCCAAGAAGGAACAGCGTGAGCCATAGCCAGTCCCGCCAACAATCCACTTGCATAGACCATCATCAGGCCCGTCAAATTGTGGAATCTCTTCATTGATGCGCCAGGAAGACGTAGACGGCCATACTGGCGAAGAAACCGACTCCGATGCCGACGATCACTGCAATGAAGATATCGTCAAGCGTGTAGCCTTTATGCCGCATCGCCACGCTGATTCATCCCTTCTTCTCGCCAGATCTGTTGCCGCGCTTGGTCGACTTCGCACCCCAACTTTGCCCAGGCTTCTTCCGCGTCTTTGCGGCCGCGCTCGTAGCCTTCCTTGTAGGACCAGATCAGGATGTCGCGAATAAAGAGCGCGAGAGCTAGCGCGGCGCCCGCGGATACGACAACGATGATCGCGGTGTTCATGCCGGCACTTCCAGTTCGCAACGGCAGTAGCGTCCGCCGCCGATGAGCACGCCACACTCGCCGTCGCCTTCGTGGACGTGTCCGCAACGCGGGCAGGTCGCATCTTCGTAACGACGCTGAGGAGCCGGCGGAAGCACTTTCGGCCCTGTCCCGTTTCCCGCAGCAGTTGAGACTTCCGTGCTTCGTTGAAAATGCGACGGCCCTGGAATCTTCGCTTCTTCCGCGAGCTCGCGCAGAAAGGCTTTGAAGTCGCTCGCGTCGCGGAGTTGCTGGCCAGTGGCAAGCTTGGCTTCGTAGGTGTGCTCGGCCAGGTAGTTGAAAATCACGTGTCCATCGAGCGTTCCGAGGGACCGAAGGTTTGCGATCAGCTCTTTGGCGGTCATGCGACCAGTTCCTCCTCGAGAAGAAGTATTTCGATCAGCGCGCAGCGTTCCTGGTAGCCGCGCGTGACGCAGGTTGGAGCCGAACAGACGTGTGGCGCGATCCAGTGGCAGGAAAGCGTGAACTGTGAGAGTTGACCAGGCGACGCGATCATCGGATATTCCGGATCGAACGGCGTGGGGCCAGTCATCATGGCGATGGCGCACGGCTGGTCGTCAGTGCACCCGCAGAAGTTGCATTTCATGCTGCGTCCTCAAACAGCGATCGCTGTTCATCGATCGAGAATTTTCGGTCGTCCGGATGCTCGCGCCGCCAGCGGTCGTAGAGCTGCTGGTGCAGCGGGCAGAGATGTTTGCCAGGGGCAACCTGCTTGGCGTGTCGCGCGCAGATCGGCCGATCGCACGTGCCCGATTTGTGAGCCGCGACTTTCCAGTCACAAAGAAGGGTGGCTTGCCGGCCGCAGGCGCAGAACTTGCGGAATGCGCGCAGTCCGCAGAGCAGCAGGGAAGAGCCGTCGGAGAGTTTGATCTCGTCACACATCGGCTTTTGTCGCCAGTGTTTTCGCTAGTTCGACATGTGGCCGCAGAAACCGAGTGAGAACATCGACGAGGCGGTCGCTGTCCTTCGCATCCTCAACGACGACGTCGAGGAGATCCTGTCGATTGACTTCAATTGAATAGCCGCTCTCATCCGGCTTCGTCTCGAAATATTCCAACTTGAGTCTCAGCATGTGAACAACTCCCTCTGCTCTGGCGTTCGCAACTTCCGCCGCAACTCATCGATGTCGATCACCTGGTGCTGCGCTTCGAGTCGCGCGATGCACTCGAGACACGGACCTCGTCGGCGATCGTCGATTCTGTGCTGTGTGCGCTTCTGGCACTTGCCACACCAGAACTCGGCGGAGATCGTGTTGCGGGTGAAGTGTTCGCTCATCGCACAGGCTCTTTTGCGCCGAGTCGTGCGATTTCCGCGGCGATTTCATCTACAGAGTCGTTAGTGATGAGGATTCCACCATCCGGCAACCAGGGCGTGCGGATCAGAAGCGTGATCTTCGGCTGCTTGTGCGGCCACATTTTGTCAAGGCGATTCTCGAGGGGCAAGAGATGCCTCACGCAGATTTCATCTTTAAAATTCCGAAACTTGTCGCTCATGCGTGCCTCGATCTGGTCGGCAACGCTATGTCTTTTCTGTCCTTCGTGAGTTCCGCCCACTCAAGGTCCGTGCATTCCGGTCCGCGAATCCGCATGCTTCGAAGAACCTTTTGTTCGCTGCCCTCGTGACAGGCAGGGCTCGCTACATCGTGAGCAACCAGCAACCGTTGGATTGCCCCATAGACGTCCTGCACTGGATCGAGCCGGACCGCGCCTTCGATCTGGCAGGTCTCGCAGTACCACAACTGAATCTTTTCGCTCACGCTCTCCTCCTCACTTTCCGGGGCGGGCTTGTTGCCCGGCGCTGCAACGGAATTACACCTTCGTGGGCTAACTGCCCGCCCCCGGAAACTTGTTCAAGCAAAATCGGCACCCACTTGGCGGCGCGCCACGACACTTCGAGCAGCACACCTTCGCGCACGCGGACAAACTCGTGATCACCGAAGTGGAAGTCTTCGCGGATGCACTCTGGGAACGCGCAGCGGTTCTTCACACGAGGCGTCGGCCGCATCGGATCGGTCACGCGGACGAACGCGATGTCTCGGTTCACACGCTCGACTTCACCGACGAAGTCGCCCGTGTGATAGCCCTCGACGCGATAGAGATTGCCGATCGCGATCGGACAATAAAACTTCGCCCCCATCGAGCGCAGCCAGGCGCAGAGGAAGAACGGCCCGATGCCGGTCATGCACGCGGTCTTCGCGATCGCGCGGGCGAAGAGCCACAGGTTGAGGAGTTCGGAGTTCATCGCGTCGCTCCTCGCGTTGCTGCCGGCGGCGTGGAAGTGCTCGGCGCGCTAGCGGCGAGCACTTCCAGAAATATTTCGGCGAGATCGGCGCGATCGGCGCGATCGGCGAGATAGGCGAGATAGGCGAGATCGGCGAGATCGGCGCGATCGGCGAGATAGGCGAGATCGGCGAGATCGGCGCGATCGGCGAGATCCTTTAGAAGGGCTGGCGGAAGCGTCGGCGATGGCTCAGCTATTCCTTGTTTCAAGAATTCGACGAGCTCGAGCGCCAACTTCTTCGTCTCTTCGTTTCGAATGCGCGGGACCAAGCCGCGCGTCTCATCGGTAAGCCACGCCAGCACCAGGCGTTTGTTGATGTGCGTTGCGCGCAGATCGACACCCACCGGAATCGCCCGCAGAAAACGTTCAGGCCACAACATAGCTTTACCGTTCGAGAGGTTCTCGAAGATGGTGTCTTCGAGGTAGGCCAACTCGACCGGGATCCCGAGCTCGGTCTCGTAGGCCCGGTGGTCGCTGCTGTGGATGGTGCAGCCAACGGCGCAGCCCTTGCCGTCTTGCCAGTACTGACCTTTCACCAGTTGATCGGCGAGGCGATGGGCGCGCACCTGAGCGATGCGCTCGTCTTTAAGTTCCTGTTTCCCATGGAAGGTCAACATAGGCGAAGTTGCTCCAATCTCGCCTCGCACGGAGGCGCGGAAGTTGGCTGCTTCCGCGCCGTGAGCACGGAAGGTTTCATCTGAGACAAAAAACAGGTTGAGCAAAGCGGCTTGCGAACGCCGCTCGCAAGCGTGAGAAATCCGGGCGTGAGCGTCGAGCAGTTCACACACTTCCGCTCACGCACTCGCGACGAGAAAGTCCACTCGAAATTGAAAGGCCGCTTCTTCATGCGACCTCCGAATTCATCCGCGTGAACGGCAGCACGCGCTCGTCGCCACATGTGGAGCAGCAGCCCACGAGCCCGAGATCGCAGATCCAGCCGG